GTGCTCCGCGAGAAAGGGCCGGAAAACGCGTGACCACGGAAATAGTTGTGGACGTCGAGCGCCCGCGCTGCAAGGCGACCACACAGGCGGGGAAGCCGTGCCGGAATCGGACGGTGCCGGGCTCCGAGCTCTGCGCGGCGCACCTCGGGCGCGTCGGTCGAACGACGAACCTGACGCCCGAGCTCGCGGAGCGGTTGACGCTCATGCTCCGAAGCGGGACGTACCTGCCGATCGCGCTCAAGGCGGTCGCGGTGCCGCCCTCGACCTACCGCGACTGGATGCGGCGCGGTCGAAGTCAGAAGGCGGAGGACGCGCCGTTCCGCGAGTTGCGCGAGCAGGTCGACCAGGCGCAGGCGGAGGCGGAGGTTCGGCTCGTCGCGGAAATCACGAGCGCGTCCCGGGGTTCATGGCAGGCGGCGGCGTGGCTCCTTGAGCGGCTGGCGCCGACGCGCTACGGGAAGCCGTCCGTCCGGCTCCGGGAGCAGTCCCCGCCGGCGCCCGAGGCAACCGAGTCCCCCGAGGACGACCCCTTCAACGAGGTAGATGAACTTGCCGAACGCCGTCGCACCCACTACTAACCTCGCCGCGTTCATCCGGTTCGCCGGCGCGCTGACGCTCGACCAGGGCGGGCCGCTCGAGCTCGAGCCGTTCCAGCGATCCCTCCTCGCGGACTACTTCGCCGGCGTCCGGGAGACGCTCGTCCTGCTGCCGAAGAAGAACGGCAAGACGACCCTCCTCGGCGCGCTGGCGCTCTTCCACCTGCTCGCGACCGACGACGCGGAGTGCGTGATCGGCGCCGCGTCCCGCGACCAGGCCACGATCCTCTACGACCAGGCGGCGGGGTTCATCAGCCGGGACGAGCGACTCCAGCGGCGCATCCTGACCCGGCGCGGCTACCGCGAGCTCCGCTCCCGGAAGGACGGCGGGCGCATCCGAGTGCTCGCCGCGGACGTCGATACCGCGGACGGCGTGATCCCGACGCTGGCGCTTGTGGATGAGCTTCACCGCCACAAGTCTGCCGACCTCTACGGAGTGTTCCGTGACGGGCTCGGGCCCCGGCACGGCCAGATGGTGACGATCAGCACCGCCGGCGACCACGAGCTCAGCCCGCTCGGGGAGATGCGGACCGCCGCGCGGAAGCTGCCGGGCCTGACGCGCGAGGGTCATCACCTCCACGTCAGGACGGAGGACGACTCCTTCGCGATGCACGAGTGGGCGCTGGAGAGCCACGAGGACACCGACGATATGCGGCTCGTGAAGGAGGTGAACCCGGCCTCCTGGCAGACGACCGACCTCCTCGCGCAGCGCCACACCTCCCCGTCGATGCTGCCGTGGCAGTGGGCGCGGTTCGCTTGTGGCGTCTGGGTCGGGGCGCAGGCCTGGTGGGTCAGGCCCGAGGAGTGGAACGAGTGCGAGGTGCCGGCGGTCGACGTCCTTGGTGAGCCGGTGCTCCGGGCCGGCGACCGGATCACGCTCGGGTTCGACGGCTCCCGCTACGGGGACGCAACCGCGCTCGTGGCCTGCCGGCTCGAGGACGGACTCCTCCAGGTGCTCGGCATCTGGGAGGCGCCCCGGGGCGTCCGGGAGTGGGAGGTGCCCGCCGGCGAGGTGGACGAAGCGATCGCGGAGGCGATGGAGGAGTACGCCGTCGTCCGCGGCTACTTCGACCCGCCCCTCTGGCAGTCCGAGATTGACGGGTGGGCGCGCGACTACGGCGACCCCGCGATCACGCGCTACCCGACCAACCGCTCCCGGTTCATGGGCGCGGTCGAGCGGTTCCGAACCGACCTGCTGGCGGAGGGCATCCCCCACGTCACCTCCGAGGTCCTCACCCGCCACGTCCTGAACGCGCAGATGCGCGCGGTGCGCGGCGGCTACTGGCTTGAGAAGGGCGCCGCCGCGGAACGGATCGACGCCGCGGTCGCCGCCGTCCTCGCTTACGAGGCCCGGTGCGATGCGATCGGCGCCTCCGAGCTCGACCGAGGGGAGTTCGCCTTCCTGTGAGCACGACGACCGTAGAACGGCTTCCGCGCGACGACCAGCGGACACCCGAGGACTGGCGGACCTTCCTGCTGCCGCAACTCGACGCCCGCGCGCTCGAGGCGGAGCTCTACGAGCTCTACTACGACGGGCGCCACCCGCTCCAGTTCGCCACCTCGAAGTTCCGGGAGGCGTTCGGCGCTCTCTTCGGCGCGTTCGCTGACAACTGGTGCCAGATCGTCGTTGACGCCGCCGTCGAGCGGCTCCGGATCGTCGGGTTCCGCACCTCGACCGCCGTCTCGGATCAGGCGTGGGAGCTCTGGCAGGAGAACGCCCTCGACGTCCAGAGCGTCATCGCGCACACGGAGGCGGGCAAGAACGGGCGCGCGTTCCTCCTGGTTGATCCGAACGACGGCGAGCCGCTCATCACCGTCGAACACGCGTCCCAGGTGATCGTCGCGCACGATCCGGCGAACCGTCAGAACCGGCTCGCGGCGCTCAAGCGCTGGCTCGGGGACGACGGCTACCAATACCTCACGCTCTACCTGCCCGACCTCGTGCTCAAGTACGAGAGCGCCGACCCGATCGACGCGCCCCGGACGCAGATGGGGCGGGAGCCCGTCTGGGTCGCGCGGACCGGCGAGCCGGCGGAGGTCGCCAACCCGCTCGGCGTCGTCCCGGTGATCCCGCTGGAGAACAAGCCGGGCATCCTCGGCGTGGCTCACTCCGACCTGGAGCCGGCGATCCCGCTCCAGAACGCGATCAACAAGCTCTGCACCGACATGATCGTGACGTCGGAGTACGGCGCGTTCCCGCAGCGCGTCGTCACCGGCGTCGAGATTCCGAAGGACCCGACGACGGGCGCGCCGCTCGCGGACGCAGAGATGAAGGCGGCGATGAGCCGCGTCTGGGCGTTCAAGCCGCCCGACGCGCGGGTCACCGCCCTGCCGGCGGCGGACCTCAACAACTTTGTCAACGCCGTCGAGATGCTCGTCACGCACCTCGCCGCGCAGACGCGGACGCCGCCTCACTACCTGCTGGCGAAGCTCGTGAACATGAGCGGGGACGCGCTCTCCGTCGCGGAGGCGGGGCTCGTCTCAAAGTGCAAGTCCAAGACGCTCTTCTTCTCCGACGCGTGGGAGGAGGCGATGAGCCTTGCGCTCCAGGCGTCCGGGGAGAAGACCGACCAGGCGGACGTCGAGGCGATCTGGCAGAGCCCCGAGCGGATCGCGCAGGGCCAGCTAGTCGACGCCGCTGTGAAGAAGCGGACGCTCGGCGTCCCGCTCCCGGTCATCTGGCTCGAGCTCGGCTATACGCCCGAGCAGGTCGCGGAGATGGAGAAGATCGCGGAGTCCGAGCGCGAGGCCGAGCTCGTTGCCGCCGCGCAGGCGCAGGCCGCGACCGCCCGCGAGATGTTGCAGTCCACTCCGACGTCCGACCTCGCCGCGAAGCCGACCGGCGAGCCGACGCCGGCGCCGGCGGGGTCCCCGACGACCGGATCGCCGTCACCACCACCTCAACAGCAGTAAGGAGGGCATCAGATGGAAGAGCCATCGCCCGCCGAGCCGACACCGGGCCAGGAGCCCGCAGCCGGCGAGGGCCAGGAGCCCGCAGGTACCGAAGGAACCCCGCCCCCGGAGGGCGAGGGCCGGACGTACACCGAGTCCTACGTCAAGCAGCTACGCCGGGAGAACGCCTCATCCCGGTCCCGGCTTGCGGAGGTGGAGGAAAGGCTCCAGTCCTTCGAGGATCGGGATAAGACCGAGCTCCAGCGCCTCACCGACGCCCACACCGCCGCCGAGCGCAAGGCCCAGGCAGCGGAGGAACGACTCCTCCGCTACGAGGTCGCCGCGGAGCGAGGCCTGGGCATGGCCGCAGCCGCCTTCCTTACCGGCACGACGCGGGAGGAAATCGAGTTGCGCGCCGAGGAGCTCGAGCGGTTGCTTGCCGAACAGGGACGCCTTCCCACCGCGGGATTCGACGGTGGAGCGCGGACACCCGTTCCAGAGCAGAAGACACCGGAGGACGCTCACAACGACCTCCTCCTTCGCTCTCTCGGTCGGGGCCGCTGACCCTCGCCCGGCGTGAGCCGGGCCTCCGAGAAGAGGAGAGATGGCGAACAACATTCCGCTCGCTGAACAACCACCGCAAGCAGGTGGGTATCTACTCCCGCCTGAGCAGGGCGAGATTCTGACTCAGGCGATCCTGGTCGAGTCGGGCGCGATCGCGCTCGCCGGCGACAAGCGCGCGACGTCCGCGGTCAAGACGCAGTTTCCGATCTGGCTGGGCCAGCCCACCGCCGGCGCGGTCGGAGAGGGCGCGGACAAGCCGGTGACAGGCGCCGCGTTCGATATCACCTACATCAACGTCAAGAAGTTCGCCTCGATCGTCCTGTTCACGGACGAGATGCTGGAGGACGTCCAGAGCGGCGACCTCAACGTGCTCGTGGACTCGGGCGTCCGGACGGCGATCAACGACGTCGTGGACGCGAACGCGACGGGGCTCCAGAAGGGCAATCAGATCACCGGCGTCTTCGACTCGATGCTCCGGAACACGACCGCGACCGTCGAGTACGACCAAACCAAGCCGGACGGCCTGCAGCTGGCCGTGTCGAACGCGATGGGCGTACTGGAGGGCAACGGCTACGGCGACTCCTCCCAGATGGGCGTCCTCCTCGGGTTCGGCTTCGCCCAGGTCCTGCGGAACGCGCGCTCGACCCTCGACCCGTCGATGCCGATCTACGGCGTCGGCACTGGCCGCGACCCGCTCTACGGCCTGGCCTCGTTCGTGTCTACGAACGTAGACAACCCGGCTCACGCCGCGGGCGCCGGCGTCGTCATCGGGTTCGTCGCCTACCGCCCGAACCTGCACGTCCGCATCCGCAAGGACGTCACGCTCACCACCTCGAGCGAGGCGACCGTCAACGACGGCACGACCGACCGCAAGCTGTTCCAGGAGAACCTGACCGCAATCCGGTACGAGACGCGGCTCGCCTTCATGGCGCACGACATAAACCGCGCGGTCTGCGCGATCGTCAACACGGCCTAGGAGAGGAGGAAACGATGACCGAGGAAATCCAAGGCCCCGACCCGACCCTCTCGTCGGATGCCAACGACTCGACCTATGCCGTCGTCACGGACGACGAGCCGCAGAACCCGCCGTCCGGGCACCGCGTCGAACAGACGCTCGGCAAGCCGTCCGGCTCGCCCACCGCGCCGGCGCCGGTAAAGAAGACGTCCACCTCGAGCTCGACGTCGAGCGCCTGAGATGCCCCTGCCCGACTACCCGCCCCCGATCGTCAGCGCGCCCCGGTGGGCGGGAGTCGGGCTACGGGCCGAGCTCGCGCAAGGATGGGCTCGGTTCCCGATGCCCGACTGGCCTGAGCGCTGGTGGCAGGAGAACTACGACCTCCTCTACGAGCCCGACGCGCCCGGGACGTGGCCGATGACCGACCGGATGATGCGCGTCCCCGGCTTCCCCTACCCGCCCGAGGTGCCGCCGCTATGAGCACACCTCCGCCCGACCCAGGCCGGCCAACCGTCGACCAAGTAGCTCTTCTCCTCCGCGCCCGGACGAAGGACTCCCAGGGCAACGAGGTTGGCACGTTCGACTCCGACACCCGCCCGACCGACGATCAAGTCGAGGAGCAGATCGACGCCGCGATGGGGCTCGTCGGCATCCGTGCGCCCTCTACGGCGAACATGACCTCGGAGCAGGTCACCGCGTTCCAGGCGCTCGTCGCCTACCGCGCCGCGCTCCGGATCGAGAAGAGCTACTTCCCCGAGCAGGTCCGAACCGACCGCTCCGCCTACACCCAACTTCGGGAGGAGTACCTGGACGACCTCGCCGCGTTCCTGGAAGCGATGAGCAGCAGCGGCGCGAACGATCCCGGCTACGCCTACGACGTCCAGATGATGCCCGTCGGCTCCTGGACGTCGATCCCGAACTCCTGGATTCACATCAACGACCCTGACCTCGAGGAGCTCCCCTAGTGCCGACCGCCCCGACGATGACCGTCTCCGTCGAAGGCGCCAGGGCAGCGCAGGAGCGCCTACAGCGGCTCGGGGAGCGCGGGGCGGACGTTCGCCCTACCCGCGCGCTCGTAACGCCCCTGTTCGCTTCTGACGAGCGCACACGGTTCGAGCTCGAGGGGCCCGGGTGGCCGGCGCTCGCGCAGTCGACGCGGGAGGTGAAGGCGCGCCTGAACCTCGACTCCCGCATCCTCCGCGCGACGGGGCGGCTCTACGACTCCCTGACCTCCGGCGGCGTCGAGCTCGCGCTCCAGGACTCCCACGACTCCCTCCACTTCGGCACGGACGTCCCTTACGCGTTCTTCCATCAGTACGGCAAGGGCGTCCCGCGCCGCGAGGTGATCGAGCTCCGCCCGTCGACGCAGAACGCGATGGCGGACGTCGTGCAGGGCTACGTCGCCGGCGACCTCGTGGAGGAGCTATGAGCTCGACGTTTCCGCCCGTCCTGAACCCCGACCCGGGCTCGATCTTCGGGCGGATCGTCGCCGGCTCCGACGTCGAGGATTGGTGCTCAGACCTCCTCAAGCGGTGGTTTTCGACCTACCTCTCCGAGGTCGAGCGCCAGCACGGCCTCCCCGAGCTCTTCTACTCCCGCCCGCGCGCGTTCGTGCCGACCGTCAGCTTCGACAAGTGGCCCGAGGATCAGCTTCCCGCGCTCATGGTGAGCTCGACCGGAACCCCGCAGCCACCGAAGCGGCTCGGGGACGGCACCTACCGAGCGTGGTGGCTCATGGGGCTCTACGTCGTGTGCTCCGCCCGGACGCAGGCGGAGTCGAAGGTGATGGCGCGCCACTACACCGCGGCGGTCCGCGACCTGTTCCTCCAGCGTCCCTCCCTCGACGGCCAGGCCAACGGCACGGACTGGGTTGACGAGGACTACCGCGACCTCACCTACGACGACCTCCGATCGCTGAGCTCCGGGGCCGTCCATTTCATCGTGGAGGTCGAGAACGTCGCCTCCGCGAACGCCGGCCCGCTCTCCCCCGACTCCCCGAGCGACGACCCCTGGGCGCACTGGCCGACCGTCCAGACGCACGAGGAGACGGTCATCAACTACGGCACCGATCCACTACCCGAGGAGGACTGATGAGGCCAGGAGTCGACGTCATCTCGCGCGCGCTCCCGCCGCCGCGGACGCCGCCAACCGACACCGGAGTCGCGTTCGTGATCGGCCCGACCGCCAGCGGCGATCAGGTCACGCTCACGCACTCGATGACCGAGTACGTCGCGCTCTGCGGCGGGCGCACCGCCCCCAACGAAGTCACCTACGACGCCGCGGACACCTACTTCCGCGAGGGCGGCAACATGCTCTACGTCGCCAGCACGACCCAGACGACCGGCGGGTTGACGGCGCCGCCGGCGGTCATCACGAAGGACCAGCTCGAGGCGATGACCCGCGGCGAGCTCGACGTCTACGCCGCCGACCACGGCGTCGACCCGGAGGGGTACGGCACGAAGGCGGAGCTCCTCACTGCCCTCGAGGCGATCCCGGCGCCAGCGGCGGCGGACCCGGGGATCGGGCTCGCGCTTGCCGCTCTGAACGCCGACCTCGGGCCCGGGCAGGTCTTCCTCGCGGACCCGGTGCTCGCCGCGGACGTGGCGAATCAGAGCGCCGTGCTCGCCCACTGCGCCGCCTGCAACCGCGTCGGGCTCCTGTCGTGCGCCGACGGGGACGCCTCGAGCCTCCAGGCGGCAGCGACCGCGCTCCAGACGGACACGAACGCCCGCTATGGCGCGCTCTTCGCCCCGTCCGCGATCGTCCCGGGCGTCGTCGCCGGTACCACGCGCACCGTCCCCTACGCCGCCGTCGAGGCGGGGATCATCGCCCGCAACGACGTCTCCTACAACCCGAACGTCCCCGCCGCCGGCGTCCTTGGGCAGGCGGTCTACGCGCTCGACCTCAACGGGCGCTACTCCGACGCCGACTACGAGGCGCTGAACACCGCCGGCGTCGATATGGCGCGGCTCATCTACGGCGGCGTCCGCACCTACGGGTACCGCTCCCTCGTTGATCCGGACGCGACCCCCGAGTGGCTCGACTTCGGGAACGCCCGGCTCAACATGGCGATCGTTGCCCAGGCCTCCGCGATCGGAGAGCGCTACGTCTTCGCCCAGATCGACGGGCGCGGACTGATGATCGCCCAGTTCGGCGGCGAGCTCACCGGCATGTTGGCGCCGATGTACGACGCCGGCGCGCTGTTCGGGGACACCCCGGAGGACGCGTTCTACGTCGACGTCGGGCCGAGCGTGAACACCCCGACGACGATCGCCAACCAGGAGCTCCACGCGGTCATCGGTGTCCGGATGAGCCCGTTCGCGGAGTGGGTCGTCATCGAAATCGTGAAGGTGGCCGTCAACGAGGCCCTACCGGCCATCGCGGCCTGAAAGGAGGTAGATCGTGTCAGGCACACGGAAGGACATGTACGACGTCCGCGTCGTGATCGACGGGCGCAACTTCTTCACCTGGGACGTCCTCACCGGCGGGGAAACCGACTCCACCGAGCTCACCTACAAGCCGGGCGCGATGGCGAACGCGATCAGCCTCGGCGGCTCGGTCACGGTCGGGCAGGTCATCCTCAACAAGAACTACGACCTCCAGCGGGACACCGCCCAGATTCACTGGCTCCTCAGCCGCGTCGGCAAGGGAACCGTCGTGATCCACAAGCAACCGCTCGACGTCGACGGGAACGTCTACGGCAAGCCGCTCGTCTACACCGGCATCCTCAAGCGGGTCACGCCGCCCGAGGTGGACGCGAACGCGACGGACGCCGCCCTGATCGAAATCGAGGTCACCCCGCAAGGCCTGGTGACGTGATGGAAGCGGTGCACCCGTTCGAGGAGCCAGAGGAGGAGCCGACGCCGGCGCCAGCGCTCGACGTCGCGCCCGGCGGCTCCGTCCTCGACGCCGTCCGGAAGCGCCGAGAGGCACTCGCCGGCGAACGGCACTACGACCTCGAGGTTCCGGGCTACCGCGGATGCGTCGTCCTGCGATGCGGCCCGATCGACGGGGCGAAGCTCGCGCAGGTCCGCGAGCGGCAGATGCGCGCCGGCTCCGGAGGCGGAGCCGTGCTCGACTTCGCCTTCAACGCGGACCTCGTGATCGACTCCTGCCGGGAGGTACTCGCGCGCCGCCACCCGGACGACCCGCTGGAGACGATCGACCCGGACGGCGGCACGGTCCGGATCGACGCGCACCTGGCGGAGCTCCTCGGCGTCCAGGCCACCCGCGCCCGGGACGTCCTGCTCGCGCTCTTCTCGCCGGCGCCCGCGCCCGAGGTCGCGATCGAGCGGGCCCAGATGGAGCTCTACCAGTGGAGCTCCGGCGCGGAAGGCGAAGTCGAGGAGGAGCTCCTGGGGGAATCGTAGGCGGGGACGTCGTGACGCTCCTCGCCCATATGGGGCTCCTCGGCTTGCCCGTCGAGCGGTACATCACGACGTCCGACGCCCGGGAGCGGCTCCTGCTCCGGGCGGTCACGAACCGCGCCATCGGAATCGTCAACAAGCTCAACAAGGGGTAGACCGTGGCGCCAGCCTCAATCCTTGAGTTCGTCCTCCAGATGCGCAACGTCGGGACGTTCGTCGCGCAGGCGGAGGAGGCCTCGGCGGCGGTCGGGCACGTCGGCACCTCCGCGGAGACGGCAGGGAAGAAGGCCACTATCAGCGCCAAGGGCCTGCTCAAGTGGGCCGGGGGCGCGATGGCGATCTACGGCACCGTCCGGTTCCTCGACCACGCGATCAGCGCGACGGAGGAGCTCGCCAAGAACACCTACAAGCTCCAGCAGCAGACGGGGATGGACGCCGCGACCGCGTCCGAGTGGATCGCGCTCAACAAGGAGCGCGGGCTCTCCGCTCAGAAGTTCTCGATGGGGATGGCGACCCTCTCCAAGCAGATGGAGAAGGCGCGGGGAGGGGACGCCGCCGCCGCTCAGCAGATCGCGGAGTACCGCAAGCAGATCGACCTCGCCGCCGCCGCCGGCGGGGCGGACGCGCCGCGCCAGATCGCCAAGTTCTCCAGCGCGATCGACAAGGCGCAGCAGTCGAGCGAGAAGGCCCGGAAGGTGCTCGCCGGCCTGGGCATCCCTCTCTCCGACATTCAGAAGGGGATGACGCCCGACGTCCTGATGCGCATCTCCGACGCGTTCAAGGCGATGAAGAACCCCGCGGAGCGCGCCGCGGACGCGCAACTCCTGTTCGGGCGATCCGGCAAGGAGCTCCTCCCCGTCCTCGCCCAGGGCCGGGAGGCGGTCCAGAAGATGCTCGACGCCCAGAAGGAGCAAGGGAACTACCTGACCGAGAAGCAGGTCCAGGCGAACCTCAAGGCGATCCAGCAGCAGCGCGAGCTCTCCGCCGCCTTCCACGGACTCCAGACGCAGCTATCCCTCGCGCTCCTCCCGATCCTCCTCAAGCTCGGAAAGATGCTCATCGACGTCGCCAGCTTCCTTCGCCCGATCACGAGCCGCTCGTGGGCGCTCGCCCTCGTCATCGGCTCCCTGACCGGCGCGTTCGTCGCGTACAAGGCGGCGCTCATCGCCGCGTGGGTCTGGCAGAACCGCGAGATGCTCGCCGCGGTCAGCTTCGCCGTCGAGATGAAGGCGCTGACCGTCGCGACGTGGCTCTGGAACGCCGCGCAAGCCGCCGCCACGCTGGCGACCCAGGCCTGGACGGTCGCGATGAACCTTCTCAAGATCGCCTTCATCACGAACCCGATCGGGCTCATCATCCTCGCCGTTATTGCCCTCGGCGTAGCGTTCTATGAGGCGTATAAGCACGTCACGTTTTTCCGGAACGCAGTGAACGAGGCCCTCCATTACGTCCTCGTCGCCGCGCAGTTCGTCTGGAGCTGGATCAAGAAAAACTGGCCGCTCTTGGTCGGGATGCTTTTCGGGCCGTTCGGGATCGCCGCAGGCCTGATCTACCAGCACTTCTCCGCGGTCAAGACGTTCGTCCTCGGCGTCCTCGACGCGATCCGCGCCGGCATCCAGAGCCTCCTCCACTGGGTCAGCCGCATCCCGAAGGAGGTCGGCAACGCCGTGAAGAGCATCCCGGGCGTCGGAGCGGCGATCCACGTTGGCGGCGCAATCGGCGGCGCTGTCGGCTCCGCGTTCGGGCAGTACGGCGGCTCCGTCGGGCGCCCCGGCTCCTTCATCGTCGGGGAGCGCGGGCCCGAGCTCGTCTCCCTGCCCGCCGGCGCGCTCATCCGCCCGACACCCGACACCGCGAGCTCCGCCGGCCACGGCCAGGACCTCTACGTCACCGTCCCGGTCATGCTCGACCGGAAGGTGGTCGCCAAGGCCGTCGCGCGCGTCACCGCCGATCAGCTGGCCCGGAGGTAGCGGTGCCCGCGAAGCCGAGCCTCGGGTGGGTCACGATCCGCTCCGTCGACCCGCCCGTCACGCTGACGCTCCGCCTCGGTGCGGACCGCCCGAACGTGACGCAGGGTTACGGCGGCTGGAACGAGGTCACGCGCCCGCAGCGCTCGACCCTGACCGTTTGGAGCGGGCTCCCCGCGCTCCGGATGGACCTGCCGCTCCTCCTCGACCGCTTCAAGTCCCAGGCCTCGATCGAGAGCCAGGTCGCCGCGCTCGAGCGGCTCGCCTCCCCGAGCTCATCGGACGGGTGGCCTCCCCGCGTCCGGTTCACGGCGCTCGGCGCGGCGGTGCCGCATCAGAGCCGCAACTGGGTCATCGACTCCCTGACGTGGGGGGACGCCGAGATGAACCTCCGCGGCAACCGAACCCGCCAGCAGGTGACCGTCTCCCTCCTCGAATACATCGGGGACGTCCGCGCGGATCAGAACTCCCCTTCCCAGCTTCAACGCCTCAAGGCGACCTCCACGAAAACGGCGCAGGGCGCCGCCCGCAAGCGCGTCGTCGCGTCCCGGGCTCGCGGCACGACGTTCCGCGGTTCGGCGCCCGGCACCGTGACCGTCGGGTTCGGGGAAGGAGACGACCTCCTCTCGATTGCCGCGAAAGAGCTCGGCGCGGCGTCCCGCTGGATGGAAATCGGGAAGCTCAACGGGATTCGTGACCCGCGGAACGTGAAGCCGGGCCAGGTGATCCGGCTCCCATGAGCTCGCTCGCACTTGCCCGCGACACCGACGTCGGCGCCGTCGTCCTCGACGTCGTCCAGGGGATGCTCAACGTCCCCGGCGTCCGCGTGGACGCCCGCGTGATCGACGGGACGATCGACCGGACGATCGACGGCTCCTCCACGCTCTCCCTGACCCTGGAGGACCCGCGGCGCGACCTCCTTCGCTCCGGCACGTTGTCCTACACCCTCGACCTCGAGGTCGACGGGCAGTGGTGGCGGCTCGTCCAGGTGTCGAAGAGCGGCGCCACGCTCGCGCTGACGTTCGAGGATCGGATCGTTTCGTGGCTCCGGCTCAACTGGAGCCCGCGGAAGGCGAGCTCGACCCAGATGACCCGCGCGGAGTTCATCCTCTCCCTCGTCCAGGAAATCAAGGCGGGCGGCGGCATCCCGTTCGTGTGCCCGCAGCTGCACGTCAAGCAGCCCGTAGCAATCGAGAGCTCGACCAACAAGGTCACGCCCGCGCAGCGCTCCGTCGCCCTCGGCCAGGGGCTCGCCGCCGGCCAGAAGCTCACGATCAAAGGCGCGCCGGCGAACGCCGACCAGCTAGCCAACGCCGAGCGCGTCCTGGACGTCGCCAACTCCCTCAAGGCGTCCGACCGCGCCACGGTTGCGCTCCTTGAAGCCTGCACGGTTGAGAGCCTCTTCACGAACCCGACGACGCCGAGCGCGGACGGGTACGGCTCCCGCGGCATCCTCCAGGTCCGCGACGTCACCGGCTCCGCGATGCACATCTCGAACACGGATATCGAGCAGTGCGCCAACGCGTTCCTCACGCGCGGATTCACCGGAGCCGGCGGCGCGATCGTCCTCGCCGCGAAGAACCCGTCCTGGACGACGGGCCAGGTCGCCCAGGCCGTCCAGGGCTCCGCCTACCCGGGCCGCTACGACCTCTACCTCCGCGAAGCGCTCACGATGCTCACGACCTACAAGGGCGAGCCCGCCGGCGCGAAGCAAACGACGTTCACGTCCACCGCGATCACGAAGGCGAACCCCGTCACCTACCAGCGCGGCGGCACGACCGGCGCCAAGGAGACGAGTTGGGACTGTATGCAACGGCTCGCCGGCGAAGTGAACTGGCGCTGTTTTGTGGTCGACGGGCGCCTCTACTACGCGAGCGAGACGACCCTGCTCCAGCAGAAGCCGCAACTCATCATCAGCGAGGACGTCCTCGGGATCGACGGGATCGACTTCGACATTGACAACGGCAAGGAGAACTCCGACGTCACCATCACCGCGCGCGCCTCGAGGTGGGGCGTCGACCCGGGCTCCGTGGTCGAGCTCTACGACTGCGGCCCCGCGGACGGCAGGTGGCTCGTGAAGGAAGTGAGCCGCGGCCTGTTCGACGCGGAGGCGACGATCACGCTAAAGCGGGTCACGGTTCCGCTCCCGGAGAAGCCGGACACGACCGCCACCGCGGCGACGAACGCATCGCAGCCGTTCGGGCAGACACCGGGCCTGGGGATGGCCGGCGGGAGCCCGGTCGCGCGCGCATGGGCGGCGGCAACCGCGATCACCGCGAAGCGCTACCCCTACGTCTGGGGCGGCGGACACGCCCACTGCGGAACGCCCGACCACGGCCAGAGCGGTCACGCCGACTCCGCCGGCACGATCGTCGTCGCAGGCGTCGGCTACGACTGTTCCGGCTCAACGTGCGCCGTGCTCGCCTCCGCGGAGATGGGCTACACCCTCGGCGCGCCCGCGGACGTCTCCGGGACGATCGCCGCGAAGTGGGGCGAGCCAGGCGAAGGCCAGTACCTCACCGTCTGGGCGAACCCGGATCACGTCTTCATGATCTTCCACACCCCGCAGGGCGACAAGCACTTCGGGACAGGCTTCCTCGGGAAGTCCTGGAGCGGACCCGGGTTCTCCCCCGAGCTCCACACGACCGCCGGCTTCACGCCGCGCCACTGGAAGGGATCGTGACCGACACCTTCCCCGAGCTCATCCGTGCCGCCCAAGCCGAGAGCCCCGTCTCCGCCGTCCGCGCGACCATCGCGAACACGCCGGCGGACGTCTCCTCCGACCTCTACGTCACCGTCCCCGCGTTCGACGGCGGGCGCCAAGTCTGGGGCCCCTGCCTCTGGGTCCCGTCAAACGGCATCCCCGCGGAAGGCGACGAGTGCCTCCTCGTGCTTACGGAGGAGGACGGAAGGCCGTGGGCGATCACCTCCGCGCCCGTCTACGGGACGGGAGAGCAGGGTCCCCCGGGGCCCGTCGGGCCAGAAGGTCCTCCCGGTGACACCGGCCCGCCCGGTGGGCCAGGCCCGGCGGGCCCGCAGGGGCCGAAGGGCGATCAGGGCAACCAGGGGAACGTCGGGCCGGCGGGCCCGCAAGGAGGCGTCGGCCCGCAAGGGCCGAAGGGCGACCAGGGCGCCCAGGGCGTCCAGGGGCCGGTCGGGCCCGCAGGCGCCGGCATCCCGCAGCCCGTCGTCAACGGGCAGTGGGTCAAGGGCGTCGGAGGCGCCGCGGTCTGGGCCGCGATCACGCCCGCGGACGTTGGATTGCCGAAGATCACGACGAGCGCGTTCTCGGCAGGCCCACCGCCGGGGCCGAACAACGGCGACGTCTGGCGCGCGACGGGCGTTGACGGCACTGGCGCCGTGTGGTCGTTCGCGTACGACGCGGGGTCGTCGTCGGCGTACAAATGGGAGTTCATCGGCGGCACACCGATCACGGCGATCGGCGGCGCGGGCGGAGCGATCAACGCGGGCTACGCGGTCGCCCCGCCGAACTGGTATTCGCCCGCCGCCGGGTACAACTACACGATCGCGAGGCCCGGCGACTACCGTCTTTGCGACGGTGTCGTGACGCTCGGGAGCGCGACGGGAGCGGCGTACGCGCTCGCGGGGTTCTTCAAGAACACCTCACCGCCGACGCTTCAATCGCACGTCCCGTTTACCGCTCAGAGCATCGCGGCTGACGCGTCGGTCAGCATCGCCTGTCACGAGTGGATCTTCTCCGGTTGCGTTGCGGGTGATGTGGTCGGGATTGCTGTTGCGACGGCGGCGAACGCGACGATCACGTTCAGTTCGGCCTCGCTGTCGGTGTATCCGAAGCGGATTTCCTAACCCTGGAGAAGGAGGGTGAATGAGGATCGACACGACCGTCACGTTGGACGACCCCGATGAGTCGTTCGCCTACACGCCCGACGCCGGAGCGGCTCAGGTGCTTGCCGCGCTCGGCGGCAACGCGACGAAGGACACAAGCCACCTGACGGTCATCCAGCGAGCGACCGGCTCAGCGGGGACGCCGCCGCCGCCGCCGGAGGGCGCGCCGGCGTGACCGACGTCCCGCACTTCGCGATCCCGTTCCGGTTCGCCAACCCGCAGGTCGCCGTCAACGAGCAGGACTCGATCGAGGAGGTCGCGGACGCCTGCCTCGCGGTGCTCGTCTGCCCGGTCGGGTACCGCGTCGAGCTCCCGACGTTCGGGATTGACGACCCGACCTTCACCTCCCCGGGCCCCGACCTGGACGAGATACGCGCCGCGCTCGAGGTGTGGGAGCCGCGCGCATCAGCCGCGCTCTCCGAGTACCCCGACCTCCTGGACGACCTCATCAGCCGCGTCGAGCTCACCGTCCAGGTCAGAACGGAGGACTAGCCAATGTCGAGCTACATTCCCGTCCCCGTCGACTCCGAGCCGACCGACCTCGCCGGCGCCGCGTTCGACTACCTCCAGGGGCAGGTTCCCGGATGGGAGCCCGCGAACGGCAACCTCGAATCGTGGCTCATCGAGGCGCTCTCACTCATCGCCGGCGAGCTCCGCGCGCTCACCGCGCTCGTCCCTGACGCGATCTTCGGCTACTACGGCGCCTCGATTCTCGGCCTGCCTCCCTACCCCGCGGTGCAGGCGAACGCGATGACGACCTGGACGATGGTCGACAACGCCGGCTACACGATCACAGCCGGGACGGTCATCGCCGTCACGCCGCCGGCGTCCACGACCGGCTACGGGTTCACCGTCGACGCGGACGTCGTGATCCCCGCCGGCCAAACGGTCGCCGCCGGCGTCGAGTGCCACGCGCTCGAGGCGGGCGCCGCCGCGAGCGGGCTCACCGGGACCGTCCAGGTGATCGACTCCCTCGTGTTCGTCCAGGGCGTCACGCTCGACGGGCCAACGAGCGGCGGGCAGGACGCGGAGACGACCGACGCCTACCTCTCGCGCCTGAGCGCGCTTCTCACGCTCCTCACACCGCGCCCGATCCTCCCGACCGACTTCGCCATCATCGCGCAGCGCGAAGTCGAGGGCGTCGGGCGCGCCGTGGCGATCGACCTCTACAACCCCGGCCCGCCGATCAACGCGAACTGTCCGCGGTGCGTCACCGTCGTCGTCGTCGGGCCGGACGGCCAGCCGGTCGCGCCCGAGGTCAAGACGGAGGTAGACGACCTCCTCCAGTCGGAGCGGGAAGTCAACTTCCTCGTGTTCGTCGCGGACCCGACCTACTCAACGATCGACGTCGCCACCACGTTCCACTCCTACGCCGGCTGGGACCCCGCCGCCGTCCAGGCGAGCGTCGTCACGGCGCTCCAGAACTACCTCAACCCGGCCAACTGGGGCGTCCCGCCGTTCGGGGACCCCTCGACGTCCTCCTGGATCAACCAGCCGAAGGTCCGCTACCTCGAGCTCGCGCAGGCGATCAACAACGTCGACGGCGTCCACTACATCGACACGCTCGCGTTCGGGCTCCACGGCGGCGCCCAGGGCCAGGCCGACGTGGTCATGGCCGGCGTGGCGCCCCTTCCCGAACCCGGCACGATCACCGCCGCCGCGACTCCGGAGACGATGTGACCGAGCTCGCGCGCGCCTACGCCGGGCTCAGCGCCGCCCGGAGCGACAGCGGGCCAGGCATCGCCGGCGGCTTCAACCTCGAGCCCCCCGAAGAGCTCGCGCCGCAACCGTTTGGCGGGCGCCTCTACCTCATGCTCGCGCCGCTCGGGCAGTACGACCCGCAGAACGCGTGGGCGCTCCTCACGTTCATCAACGCCGCGACCCAGGCGTTCGAGCAGGTCGAGGAATGGGTCCGCGACACGCCGGATGGGCCCGGGTGGTCGCTCCTCCTCGACGCCGCGAGATGCCCGCCGGAGGCGCTCGGGTGGCTCGCCCAGTTCGTCGGCGTCCGCCTGCTGCCCGGCGCGACCGACGACGCGAACCGCGCTCGGATCGTGGCGACCGACGGGTTCCACCGCGGGACGCTCTCCGCGATGGTCGCCGCCGCCCAGGCCACCCTCACCGGGCATCAATCCGTGTTCGTCACCGAGCGCGACAGCGCCGCCGCCGCCCCGGACTACGCCTACTACCTGACCGTCCAGACCTACTCCTCTCAGACACCCGACCCGACCGCGACGAAGAACGCGCTCCTCGCCCAGAAGCCGGCGGGGATCGTCCTGACCTACACCGTCCTCGTCGGCCAGACCTACACGCAGGTCGACGCGAACTACGCGACCTACGCCGCCCTCAAGGCGGCATATCCGAACTACCAGGCCGTCTGGCAAGACACCCCGCCCTAGGAGGCCGCATGAAGACGACGCCGATCTACGCCCTGCCCTACCCGGACGAGACGGACTCCGCGGACGTCCCGCGTGACGTCCAGGCGCTCGCGCAGCGCGTCGAGGCCGTCCTGCCGAACGTCGGGATGCCTACCGGCGCCGGCGTCGATTGGTACGCCGCCGCGGCGCCCGCCGGGTTCCTACTCTGCGACGGCTCCGCCGTCAGCCGCGCGACCTACGCCGCCCTGTTCGCCGCGATCGGGACGATCTGGGGCGGCGGGGACGGCATCAACACGTTCAACCTCCCCGACACGCGCGGGCGCGTCCTCGTCGGGCTCGGAGCCCACGCGGACGTCGCCGCGCTCGGCCAGAACGAAGGATCGACGGCGCTCAACCGCAGGCCGAGGCACCCGCACTCGCTTGCGGGCGCCCCCGGCGTTGGCAACCTCCAACTCCCCGACCACCAGCACTCCGTCAACGACCCAGGCCACTGGCACAACTTCACGTCGAACGACTCCGGAGGCCCGAACGTCCCGCACTCAAGCGCGAGCCAAGACACGACCTACACGAGCTCGGGCGGCATCGGCGGGACCGCGGACGGCCCGGTTCGCTCCGCCGCGACCGGACTGAGCGTTGCGGGCGTGACGTCGCACCCCGGGATCAGCGGCGCCCCGACCGTCGGGACGCTCACCGTCGGCGTAGTGGGAAGCGCTCTCGACACGCCCGCCTACGTCGTCGCCGCGAAGGTCATCAAGACATGAGCCGCGCCAAGGACACCGACCTACGGCTCGCCGTGCTCAAGGTGCTCGCCGGCCAGAGCCCCGGCTACTTCATCTTCCCGAACGCCGCCGCGTTCGCCGCCGAAGAGCTCGACCCCGAGGACGTCGCCGGCGCTCTCGCGGAGCTCCACGCCGAAGGGAAGCTCGAGCGCGAGCTCATCGTCGCCGGCGACCCGGACGACGACGGCGGAGCGATCCCCGGCGGCTACCGACTCAACCTGGAGGTCGAACCGTGATCCCGTCCAAGCACTTCCCTCGCGTCATCACCGCCGCGATTGACGAGCGGCTCGCCGCGCGCGGCATCGACGCCGACCTGTCGCTCGAGCGGTTCCTCGCGGGGCTCGGCGGCGTCAAGCGCCGCCGGTTACCCGACCTGCGACGGTGGCCTCCTCCCCCGCACCGGCGGCTGACCCCGATCCCGCTCGCCTACGTCTGGGGGAGCTCGTGACCGACTGGTGGGAGCATTCCTACAAGGGCGGGCCGATGGTCGCCGTCCCCGGGTTCCCGCGCCCGCTCTACCCGCCCGACGCCGCGGAGCAGGGCAAGACGCCGAGCGTCAACGGGCCCGACGTCGAGGCCTACAAGCGGACCGTCTGGCGCGCGGGCCGCTGGCAGGGCCCCGCTTCCGCGTTCGACCGCGCCTACTCCAACGGCTTCGCGCACGGCAAGGGGGGCAACGTCGTGGACACCGGGATCGCGGGCGTCCAGCGACAGCAGGGGATCGACGCCTCCGGCTGGATCGGCAAGCAGACGTTCAACACGCTCCGGTCGATCCGCTGTCCGAAGGGCCCCCACGAGGGCGAGATGGCGATGGACGCGAACGCCGCGAACCTCATCGCGCAGGCCTGGGAGCTCTACGCCGGCGAGGAGCCAGAGCCGCCCGCGAACATCGGGACGACCCGGCAGCGCGCGCTCGACGCAGCAATCGCGGACCTCGGCTACAAGGAGTCGCCGGCGGGCTCGAACCGAACCAACTACGGGGAGTGGTACGGCATGGACGGTCAGCCGTGGTGCGCGATGGCCGTCACCTACTGGCATGAGGTCGACGCCGGCGGCTCACCGAGCTTCGCGCGGAGCTCGAGCTACTCCTACGTCCCCTACATCGTCCAGGACGCCCGGAACAACCGGAACGGGCTCTCCGTCACGAGCTCGCCCGTCGCCGGCGACGTCGTCTGTTACGACTGGGGCTTCGACGGCACCTATGACCACGTCGGGCTCTTCGAGGCCTGGGCGCAGGGGTCCGCGTCGACGTTCACCGCGATCGAAGGGAACACCTCGCTCGACAACAACTCGAACGGCGGAGAGGTGATGCGCCGGACCCGGCGCGTCCCCGACCAGGCGACCGTGTTCGTCCGCGTGGCGGAGTGACCGGGGGACTGTTCAACGGCGACATTGGCCTCGGCGTCGTCATCGTCCTGGCCGTGGTCGCCATCGTTGCGATGGTGCTCCTCGCTCGGGCGATCCGCCGGGACTCGAACGTTCGTCTCACCCGCATCGGCTGGTTCGTGGAGCGGGAGCGCTACGAGACGGACGGGGAGGACGCGTGGCCCGAGCTCCTCCAGCCGCCCGGCGAGCGAACCCTTCCTCAGTGGCCCGACAAGGACACCGAGGTCAAGCCACCACCCACGAAGGAGGACCAATGACGACGCAGGAGCAGGCCGAGCAGATCAAGGCCGACGTCGCCGCGCTGCAAGCCGCGAGCGCTGCCGCCGCGGATCAGATCGCCAACCTGACCGATCAGGTGCTCGAACTCCAGGAGGGCACGATCACCGACGATCAGATCACGAACCTGCACGACGCGCTCGCGGCAGTCACGGCGGAGCTCGTGGCCGCGGTCGAGTCATCGCAGGACGCGCTACAACCCCAACCCGAGCGAGGAGGAGAAGAGGCGTGAACGACGAGACGCGCGAGGACGAGCCCATGCCGGAGCCCGACCCGGAGCCGGTTGGCGATCCGCCCGGCGAGCCCGGCGAGCCCGGCGATCCGCCGGCAGGAGACGAGGACGAGGAGTAGAGAACCTCGGGAGGGGCCGCACCTCTCGACGGCAACGGGCGCGCGAGGCCACCACCGCAGGGAGGCCTCCGCGCCCGTTTTTCATGGCATCCCGCGGTCGACCCACCGCGCGAGCTCGCCCTCCAGAACCCGGTACCTGCCGCGCGACCCGAGGATGCGGAGCTCTCCCCGCTCGCTGGCCCGCTTGATGGTCGACGGGTGGACGTGCGCGTAGCGCCCCGCCTCCGGGAGCGTCATGAGGCGCGCCGAGTCTCGGTCAATCCGGCCTGGCGGGATCGGCGGCGCCGGCCACGCTCCCCCGGGCCCCTCCGGCCACCCGAACGCGACGTGAAGAGGCTCCGACCCCCAGACGACCCGGGAGACGAACGAGTACGGGATACGGATGCCGTCCTTGGCGATCCAGGTGAGGTGACCGTGAAGCTCCCCGTCGAGCTCGAGCTCCTCCATCCACCCGTCCACGACCCCGAGCTCGGCGTTCTCCACCACGAGGGATCGGGCGGGGACGCCGGCGAGCTCCTGGGGCAGATATCCGAGCAGAGTGGTCAACTCATCGCTCACCGCTACGAACGTCGTATCGGCCAACGTGACCGCGAGGTAGGGACTGGCCTCTCCTCTGCCGGGTCGTTCCGCCGTCGCTGCCTCCCTTTCCCGAGCACACGACGCCGCAGTGGTCACCACCCTGCCATTTCACCGTCCTCTCATAATCCCCCGTTCGCGGAAGTTCCCGCTCTAAGCGGACTTTTCATCAGCCCCGATCCGACCTAAAGACGCGCACAACTGCACTGGACGCGCACAACTGCACTGGACGCGCACAACTGCACTCGGCGCGGGGAACGCCCCCCCGCGAGCGGCGCTAGCATCCGCGGCTTCGAGAGGAGGCGACTCAGAAAATGGCTAGCGAGGCGTCCTGCTGCGGGAAGGTGAAGAGACGATGAGCGCCCAGTCAGACCTCGACCGGGCGCTCATGGAGTACCTATGCCGCGTCTACCCTCGGGCCCGCTTCGCTCCAGCGGAGCCGGGGAACGAGGTCGATGAGCTCGGACGCCCTGGGCGCCGTCTCCACCCGCGCAAGGCGCCTCGCGTCCGGCGCCGTCAGGAGCTCGCTCCGGGCAGCGACGGGCTCCCTCCAACCGACCGCCCGGCGAACGACGACCGCGGCGAACACGAGGGATAGCCAGTGGCGCTTCTCGGCAACCGGGGCCTTCCGGAACACGTCCGGGTCGAGCTCGTCCGGGAGCTCGGCGCCACTGAGCTCGTTCTCGATCGCCCGGAGCCGGGACTTGGCCTGGCGGAGCTCCTCCTTCGCGTCCTCGACCTCCGCGTCCAGGATTTCCTTCACGTCCTCGTCGTCGTCATCGAGCTCGACGGCGCGGCGAAGGACCCGCTGGAGGCTCCCCTTCGCGCCGGCGACGTCCTCCTGGGCGTCCGCGAGGCGCGTGTCATCCGGGAAGGCGATGAAGTCGTGCAGGTGGCGCCGCTCGAACTCGTCCATCACGAGCGCCTCGAGCTCCTCGGCGTTCGCGCTCGCCGGCGCCGAGCACACCCCGCCGCGGACGTTCGTCTTGCATTGGTAGTACCCGCGCCCGGCGTTGCCGGCGCTCTGGCGGATGAACGGCATTGTCCGCCCGCAGGAGGAGCAGCGCACGAGCCCGGTGAGCAGGTGCTTCTCGCCGTCGGCGTAGCGCGTTCCCTTGACGCGGTTCGCCTTCTCCCAGAGCTCCCGGGTGACGATGGCCGGGTGGGCGTTCTCCTTGCGGTAGTCGCCGTGCACCGCGACTCCGGTGTAGACCTCCTTGACGATCACCTTGCGGATCGACTGCGGCGCCCAACGTGCTCCCGCCGACCGCATCGTGGTCCCCTCGTTCAACCGTGCCGCGATCCTTCCGTTCGACCAACCTGCCGCGCGCAGGTCGAAGATCAGGTGCACGACCTCCGCCTCCGCGGGCTCGACCACGAGCGCCTGGCCGGGCGCCGGCTTCCGGTACCCGTAGGCGGCGTTCAACGAGACACCCCGCTCCTGGACGGCGCGCCGCTGAGCGGTGCGGAGCCCTTCCGCCTTCCGCTGGCGCTCGTCCTCGGCGTATGCGAGCCGAACCGTCGTGATGAGCCCGTTCTCGATCCGTCCGTCGGGCGTGAGAACCTGTCCGCCGTGCGCGGCGAACTCCCGCAGCATCCCGATCCCGCCCTCCGTGCTCCGCGAGAAGCGGTCCAGGTGCGGGACGACGATCCCGGCGATCTGGCCGGCACGGAGCTCCGCGAGCGCCTGCTGGAAGAAGGGCCGGTCGAAGTTGCCGCCGGAGCGGTCCTCATCGACCAGGATTTCATCGAGGAGCGTGACCCCCTGGGCCCGCGCCACGTCTTGAATCGTCCGACGCTGTTCGTCGGGGGAGATGTAGGTGACGCCATCGCGTCCGCCTTTCTTGGACACGCGCCCGTAGCCCCGGTAGGGGCGGGAATCGCGCGTCTCGTGGATAAGTCCTGTCATCGGTCGCCTCCGAGTAGTGGTTACGCCTTCATGGTAACAGATAACCCGCGCCCAACGGGTCGGGTTCGGCAGTACCACCACGGCGCTAGCCGTCTACTAGAGCCAGATCGGGGCCCGGCTTGAGCTCGCTCGAGCTCGCCGTTCGGCTCGCCTGGCGCGCGTGGGGTCCCTACGCGAAGTTCACGCTCTGCCTCGGTTGCGCGACCGTCCGCTACTGCCGCGCGCCTAGAAGGCGGGGCCCTTGGTTCTGCGAGGACTGCTTCGACCAGGAGGTCGAGGCGTGACCGTGAGAGAGGTAGCGCCGTTCGCCTCCGAACCCATCGGCATCGGCGGCGCCCTCGTTCACGACCACGGCGTCGTCCGGGCGGCAAGCGTGGCGCTCACCGCTCGGGCGCGTCGTGGCCCTGTCCCCGAGCAAGGAGGGCGTTATCCGCTCCTACCTGCCCATCCTGGCGGCGCTCGTCGCCGTCGTCTCCTTGACGATCGTCCCGCCGGCGAGCGCCGGCAGCACGAGCCCCACGTTCCTGATGCGCGCGTTCCTGTGCATCCATCAGTACGAGGGGGCCTGGAACGATCCCGCCGCGCCCTACTACGGCGGGCTCCAGATGGACTGGGACTTCATGACGACCTACGGCGCGGACTACCTCCGCGCGTGGGGCACCGCCGACCATTGGCCTCCGTCGATCCAGATCGCGGTCGCCATCCGCGCCTACCTGTCGGGCAGAGGGTTCGACCCCTGGCCGAACACCGCCCGGAGGTGCGGACTTATCTGAGAGGAGGCAAGACCATGCTGGACGCCCGGCGCGTATGCGAGTCGTTGGACGTCGACGCCCTGACCCTCGCGGAAGTGTTCCGGAGGGAGGCCGCGCGGCTCCTCCGCGCATACGCCGTCGTGCTGGAATCCGCTTCGCCCCTGGACGACGACCACGCCATTCTCGGGGAGGCAACGCACTGGCTCCTCGCAGCGGCGGAGCTCGAGCGGGAAGCGAATCGGGAAGGTGACGGCGGCGACCCGCGATCCTCGGAGGCGACCTCAGATGCGGCCACCGCCGTCGCCGGCAATCGTAGCGAGGCAGGCAGATGACCGGCCCGCGCACGTCCGCCGGCGAGCTCGTCTGCCAGGTCCGCGGATGCAGTGAGCCCGCGCAGCCCTGGGGCTACTGGACGCCGATCGGGGAGCTCGAGGTGGGCATCTACTTCTGCCGGCGCCACGAGCGCGACCTCGTCGGGGGAACGCGCGTCCCGGAGCCGGAACCCAACGGAGAGGAGGCGGCATGAGCCCCACGATCGACTACACCGAGACGCTCGTCGTGACGCACTGCTGGTGCGGCATCTCGCTCGCGGTCCCGTCGAACCTCGAGGCCCACGCGCGCGAGCGCGACGGGTTCGCCATCTACTGCCCGATCGGTCACACGTTCGTCTACCGCGACAGCTACGAGAAGAAGCTCAAGGCGGAGCGCCAGCGGCACGAGGCGACCCGGGAGCTCCTCGCCGCGGAGGAGCGCTCCCATACCGCGACCCGCGGGCACCTGACCCGGCAGAAGAAGCGGGTCGCCGCCGGCGTCTGCCCCTGCTGCCATCGCCACTTCGAGAACCTCGAGCGGCACATGGGGTCGAAGCATCCCGACTTCGCGGGGACGCCGGCATGAAGTGGCGCCTGTTCATCTGTTCCGACTGCGACTCCGACGAAGGCGTCCTGATCGAGCAGTGGCCCGACGACTACAACCATGACGCCGGCGCCCGCGCGACCGACTACTGCCCCGGATGCGGCAGCTACCTGTCGATGGTCGGGACGGGCGAGGTCGAGGTCGCCGGGCTCTCGCTCGTCCACCTCCAGCACCGAGAGCCGGCGGTGGAGTCGTGAGGTTCTTCGAGAACGAGCGCGCGTTCTCGACCTGGACGCTCCGGGAGGCGCGCCGGCGAGGCTGGCGGGCGGCGCAGATGGAGAACATGCGGGTCGTCCGGACGCCGAACGGGCCGCGCGCGATCCCCGCGAAGGACATAGCCGGCCTACCCGACCTCCTCCTGGTTCACCCGAAGCTCGGGCTCGTCTGGGCGGAGCTCAAGATGGACGGCGCGAAGCCGCCGAGCCCCGAACAGGTCGAGTGGCTCGTCGCGCTCCGGGAGGCGCGGGAGGCGGTCTACGTCTGGCGCCCCTCCGACCAGGACGAGATTCTCGACGTCCTCGACGGGCGCACCGTCGGGCTGTTCCAGATGGCGGGGATATGACCACCGCGGCCAACCCGTTCCTGGACGACGCGCCGCAGGAGTCGCTCGCGCAGGTCGAGCGGCTCTGGAGCGTCACGACGCTCATCCGCAACGGGCTCCCGACAGGCGAGGGACTGATCCGGTGGGGCCTCAACCTCGTCGCGGCAGCGTCCCTCGACAAGCGCGCGACGATCGACGCGATGGTGAAGGACGAGGGCCGGGAGGCGACGATCAAATGGCTCGCCGGCGAGCGCGACCGGGCAGGGCACAAGGCGCGGACCCGCGGCACGGACATTCACGCGATCGCGGAGAAGCGCTCCCTCGGGCTCGACCCGGGCCCGGTGCCCGCCGAGCTCGTCCCCTACGTCGAGCAGCTTGAGCGGTGGGAGCGGAAGTGGAAGCCGAAGCCGCTCATGGCGGAGGCGCCCGTCTACAACGTCGAGCACCGCTACGCGGGAACGCTGGACGGCATCTGGGAGGTCGGAGGCCGGCGCGTCGTCATCGACTACAAGACGACCGACAAGGGCCCCGACGCCTACTCCCGTCCGCCCTACCCGGAGGTCGCGCTCCAGTTGTGCGCCTACCGGCGGGCTCAGTGGGTCGGCGTCCTCTCGGAGCAGCGCTACGCGTCCGGGAAGCGCTACTACCTCTTCGACCCGACCGTCGCGCACGAGCCGATGCCCGAGGTCGACGGCGCGCTCTGCGTCGTCATCAGCCCCTACGACTGCTTCGCCGTCGCCGTCCGGACCGGCGAGGAGGTCTGGCGCGCGTTCCTCGCGGTCCAGGCCGCAGCCGCCTGGGAGCTCGGCGGCAACCAGGAGGCCTTCGGCGCCGTCCTGGACGCGCTCGAGCCGGAGGGGGAGTGACGTGGGTGGTCATCGCCTTGGTGACGCTCGTTCTCCTCGCTCTGGCCTGGGAGTCCAGAAGGTGATCCCCTGCCGCTCCTGCGAGGCCGGCATCTTCTTCGCCGTCACGTCCAAGAACGGCGCGGCGATCCCGCTGGACGTCCGGCGGAGCGCCGAGGGGAACATCGTGCTCGTCGGCGCCGCAACCGACGGGAAGCCGCTCGCTCACGTTCTGACGTCGGCGGAGCTCGAGCTCGCCCGGACGCGCGGGACGCTCTCCCTCTTCACCACCCACCTCCAGACCTGCCCCGACGCCGCCAAGTGGCGGCAACCGAAAGGAGACGCATGAACCCCGCAGTCGAACTGGCCGAGGCCCCGCCGGACGGAACCAGCGAGGGCCCCGACGCTGAGAAGGGCAAGCTCTTCGACGTCCCCCGCGTCCGCGTGATCGTTGACGAGACGGACCCGACCGTCATCAAGCTCGCCTTCTCCGGAAGCGTCGAGCTCGACCGGACGTCCGGCAAGGACGTCGCCTTCTACAACGACCTCGCCGCCGGCCAGGAGTGCGAGCTCGTGATCTACTGCCACGCCGCCGGCGCGACGATGCGCCACCGGCGGGACGCGGAAGGGGACGTCGACGCGATCGTCCAGACGAAGAGCCTCGTCGTGACCGGGCTGTTCCTGGAGCGCCCGGAGTAGTGATCGAGGTTCGGCTCACCGAGCTTGAGATGTGTCTCGCGGCGCACGTCGGCATCCTCCGTCACGTCCGCGCGCTCCGGGCGGGCCGGCGTGAGTCGCGCGGGCTCGGGGAGAACGGCGATCCGTGGGCGAAGCACATTCACGGCGCCGCTGGCGAGCTCGCCTACGCGAAGGTGTCGGGCAGGTATTGGAGCGGCGCCGGCGTCTCCTACGAGAACGACGACGACGTCTCCGGAGTCCAGGTCCGCTGCCGCGCTAAGCACACCTACGAGCTCTACGTCTGGCCCGACGATCCCGACGACGCGCTCTACGTCCTCGTGACCGGCGTGATGCCCGAGCTCCGCGTCCACGGAACGATCTTCGGCTTCGAGGCGAAGGCCTACGGGCGGTTCGGCTCCCACGTCCCGGGAGCCCACCCCGCCTACTTCCTGCGGCACGACCAACTCGACCCATTGGAGGCGACCGTATGAGTCCTGTCCCGTTGATCGACCTGCAACGCCGGCTGACGATCGTCGGCGCGATCCGCGCCGGCGGCGAGAAGCCGGAGCGCGGCGTCGGGAAGAAGCTCGAGGCCTGGCGCCTGACGAGTCCGCGCCGCGAGCTCATCGAACAGGCCGCGGTGCTCTACGGCGGCGAACCGACCTCCTGGGCGAGCTCCGTCGGGGAGGAGTGGCAGACCTACACCGACGCGCCAGAGCTCCCCGTCCTCGTCATGCCGGGCTACTCGATCCGGCAGTCCTACGAGCTCTGGGAGGGCGCGACGAAGCGCTCCCGGCTCTGCGACGGGATCGAGGAGGACCTAACCGGCGGGCCGTGCATCTGCGCGGCGGAGGGCGTCGACCGATGCGACCTCTACACCCGGCTCGTCGTCTGCCTGCCCGAGCTCGACACCGTGCTCGGCTGGCGGCTCATCACCCGCGGCGCGAACGCCGCGCTCGAGCTTCCCACCATGCTCGCGCTCACCGAGGCGAAGTCGAACGGCAGGACGTTCGTCCCGGCGAAGTTGCGGCTCGACCAGCGCCGGGGCGTCAAGGACGGCCAGACCGTCCGCTACGTCGTCCCGACGCTCGACCTCGGCATCGGCTACCTCGCCCTCGCGCAGCCCAACGAGGGACGGGAGCTCCCGAGTGGGCCGACCCCAACCCCGGCCCAGAGGAGAGAGCCGACTGTCGAGCAGGCCCTTGCCGCCGTCGAAGCTCCCACCCCCGCAAGAGCCCAGGGGAGCCGCTCGGCGGCGGCGATGGGCTCACCTCCCGAGGAGCACGGCCCGCCCCCGGTCCCGCCCGACGCGGAGGCCGGCGGTCAGGCCGCGCCCGAGGCGGAGCCCGCGCCGGCGGAGCCCGCGGAGCAGCAGACGAAGAAGCTCACCGCGCCACAGTCGAAGAAGCTCGACGTCCTCGTCGGCAAGCTCCGCCCAGATCACCTGACCACGGAGAGCCTCTGGCAGTCGATCGCCGGTCTAAGGAACCTAGATCGTGACGTGATGATCGAAGCGATCGGCGGGCGCGACGTCGACGGGATGCTCCACTGGGCGCCGCTCCGGGACTCCCTCTACCGCCCCGAGGCGATGCAGTTGATCGACTGGCTCGAGGTGAAGCTCGCGCGGGTGGAGGCCGCGGCGTCCACGCCGGCAGCGGAGCCCGAGCCCGTCAACACGCCGGAAGGCGACCCGGGGCCCGAGCAGGGCCCGATCCCCTACGACGAGTTCCCGCCGGGCTATTGATCGACGTCGACGCGACCCGGGCGCGAGCCCGCGACCTCTGGGCGTGGGCGGACGGCTACGAGGACACGAACGCCGGCCACGCAAGCCGCTGCCGGCTCGTTGCCCGGGACGTGCTCGATCTGGCGGAGGCGCTCGAGGCGGAGCAGGGCGCCCGGGTCGCGATGCAGGAGAACTACCAGCGCTGCCTCGACCTCATCTCCTCCCGCGCCTACGAGCGGATGCTGGAGGCGCCCATCGTCCGCCCGAACGGAGTCAACCCGTTCGTATGAGCGATGAGGCCCGCCACGAGTACCGCAGCGACAACCGCATCCTGTCGATCGTCGCGGCGCCTGCCGGATGGTGGGCGCTCACCCGTCGGGAGAAGGACGACGGCTACGACCCGACCACGAGCTCGATCTACGACGTCGCCTACGTCGAGCCGATCGCCGTGTTCGCGCTCATGGAGACGGTCGAGCGGCTCTGGAAGATCACCCCGGACCCGCTCCCCGACTATGAGGAGCACGAACGCTTCGAGGTCGAGGAGCCCGACGAGCCCGAGCCGACGTTCCCGCACACCTACGTCATGCCCGTCCCCTGGCACTCGGGCGAGAGGTCGTTCCTCGGCGCCGACGAGCTCGACGTCCTCTCGACGCCCGACCTGATCGTGCACCCGCCCTTCGACCTGACGAGCCCCTGGGTGCGCGAGTTCTTCCAGCGCGAGCTATGAGCGACGAGGAGCCAACGATCCAGGAGCTCCAGGCGCTCGTCCGGGACGTGTTCGCCGGCGCCGCGGAGACGAACGGCTCCCGGGAGTGGAACGAGGTGATCCCCGACGAAGCGATCGTCTTTGAGCCGCTCCGCGCGTTCCTGGAGCGCGACCTCCCGCCCGCCGTCTCCCTCGTCGGGGAGGCGCGCGGCGGCACGAACCTCCTCCCGCAGTTCGGGTGGGTGATGCCGTGGGGCAGGGAAGGGTCGGGCAAGACGAGCGTCCTCGTGGACCTCCTCTTCTACTGCTGTGCGGGCCTGGACTGGCTCGACTACGCCGTCCTCCGCCCGCTCCGGATCGTCGTCGTCGTCAACGAGGGCATCCCCGGCGGACTCCAGGACAAGCTCCGCCAGAAGGTCGAGGTCTGGGACGGGGACGTCGACCTCGTCCTGGACAACCTCTCCGTCTACGCGAGCCCCTGGGGTCGGTTCACGTTCCGCAACGAGCAGATGGTCGAACACGCCCGCGCCTACTGCACGGAGGTCGGGGCGGACTACTTCGCGCTCGACCCGCTCCACACGCTCGGCACGACCGGCGCCGGCGCCCCGACCGAGACGGAGGAGTTCAAGCAACGGCTCCAGGACTTCGGCGTCTGGGACAACATCGGCGCGATCACCGCGCACCATGCCAACAAGGGCGGGATGGTGAGCGGCGACTGGGGACGCCACCCCGACACCGTGATCCACCTGGAGAAGGACGGCAAGAACCCGGCGACCCGCTGCACGATCGAAAAGGCCCGGCCCGCCGACCCGACGGAGCTCGGCGTCCCGTTCCTCCTCAACTGGAAGGTGGAGACGCTCGGGTACGAGAGGCAGGCGATTGACCTCATCCCGACGCTGCCGATCAGCGAGGTAGTCGAGGCGATCAAGGCGGCGCTGACCGAGCACGGCCCGCTCTCGAAGGGCAAGCTCGAGCAGCTTTCGGACGCCCCGGAGCGGCAGGTCCGCAAGGGCCTGGAGGCCGCTCTGAGGGCGCACGAGGTCGAAATCCGCAAGGAAGGCCGCGCGCACGTCGTTTACCTTGCCGAGCAGCTTGCCGAGCAAACCGACCTGGACGAGCAAATCGGCATGGATACAGGCTCAGAGCTCGGCACGGAGGACTTGCCGAGCTTGCCGAGCAACGATTCTGGCCCCGAAGGCCGGACTATCTCGGCAAACCCTCCCCCCTCCCTAAAGGGAGGGGAGGGTTGCCGAGCTAAGGACGGGGCGCCCGACGACGACGACGAAAATCCGTTCCTGTGACCAGGCCGGCGCGCGTCCCCGTCGCACCGCTCAAGGCCCGCGCGCGCATCTGGACGGGCGCGATCCCCGGGACGCACGAGCCCGGCTTCCGCGAGGCGCCGATCGTCCAGTACGAGACGCCCGAGCTCATCCGCCAGATGGCCCACGGCGACGACCTCGAGCTCAAGCTCTACGCGTTCCGGATGGGCGAGTGCAACGTCCTCCTCGGCCACGAGCCCGCGAACGGCGGGCCGCTCCGCTGGCACCTGACCATCTCCTGCCCGGACCGCCACCCGACCTGGGATGAGGTCAAGACGGCGAAGTACCGGCTCACCGGCCCGGACGTCCCGATGGCGATGTTCCTCCCGCCCGCGTCCGAGTACGTCAACGAGCGGCAAGACCACGTGTTCCAACTCTGGGAGCTCCTCGACGGCGAGGCCCGGGACGCCTGGACGGTAGGAGGAGGCGCGTGAACGGCGAACCCGCGAGCGGATGGTCGAGTCCCGGATCGAGCGCGTCACCGTCGACGCCCGTCTCCAGTGGCACATCTCCCGGTGGAAGCGATGGCGGAAGTTCGGCTGGCAAGTCCAGGCCCTTGTCGCCCGGGATGAGTCCCACGTCATCGCTCTCGCGTATCGCACCCGGGCGCAGCCGCCACCTCGTCTACGTCGAGAGCGCGCAGGCGATCCGCCGGCGCCACGAGGCGCGGATCGCAGCAGACGCGCCGCCGGCACCTGACGCGACCCCCGAGCTCGAGCGCGCCTACCGGGCGCTCCAGCTGCACTGGCTCCGGACGATCCCCGGGTACCGCGCGGAGGCCCGGCAGCGGGTCGCCGCGACCGCTCGAGCGGCGGAGCAGAAGGCGCGCCGGTTTGAGATTGCGGACGGCCTGGAGCTCGCGCGGCCCCGGTACGTCGCCAACGCCGGCGCCGTCCGACCGGCGATCGACCCGCGCGCCGTCCAACGCGGGCTCCGCGAGCTCCTGGAGGCGGACGCGTGATCCGCGCCTGTTCGTCAGCCGAACGCGGTACGCTTCGACGCTACGGCGACCTCCCTTACGGCGGAACTCCCCGAGCGGCACGGCAAGGCGAGGCCGACGCATCATCCAGCCCCGAAGGGAAGGGAACATGAGCGCCACGACCGATACCACTCAGAACGTCCGGGCGGAGCTTGCCGCGCTCGGAGAGCCGCTCCGCCAGCAGATCAAGGAGCTCGACAAGACGATCGCTGCCCGGCGGGCGGAGCTCGATGAGATGACCAACACGAGGCGAGACGCCGCGAAGGCGTTGAGCTTCATCGACCCGACCTTCGAGCCCAAGGCGAAGCCGGGCCCGAAGGCGAAGCCGCCGACGAGCGGCTACGCGAACGGCACCTACGGCGTCTCCCCGCCGACGCTCGCCTCGATCCGCGAGTGGCTCACCGAGCACGTCAACGGCGGCACGTTCACCGGCACGTCGCTCATGGAGGCCGGCTTCAACATCGCGTCCCTGCCGACGCTCCGGAACGCGCTCAACGCGTTCCACGACGAAGGGTTCATCGCCCTTGACCATCGGAGCAAGGGCGGCGGGAAGGTCTACAAGCTGGCGAGGGCCTGATGGCGGGCAAGCACCTGACCCTGTACGACTTCCGCGACCTCGACCTGATGCTCAAGCTGGACGAGACGGCGGGCGCGAGCGGGGCGACGACCCAGGAGCTCGCGGAGTCGCTCGGCATGGAGGACGACCGGCAGGCGGTCGGGATGCGCGCCGCCTGGATGCGCCGGTACGGCATGTTCGACTTCGATGAGGAGCGGCGGCTCTGGACGCTCTCCTCCGGTGGGGAGCGGGTCGTCGCCGCGAAGCTCCGCGCCGCGCAGGCCAAGACGATCGACACCGTTCCCGACGAGTCCCTGATCGACGTGATGGCGCACGTCACGAGCCGCTACCGGCTCGGGGACCCGATCATGGCGACGATGATCCGGAGGGAGTTCGCGTTCGGGACGAACCCGCGCTCCGCCGCCTACAACGGGCACCGCCGGCGATGAGCGGCGACCCCGAAGTGATGGCGGAGCTCGCCGCGATCCGCGAGAGCCTCGCGCGGCTGGAGGCTCGCGCCGAGGAGCAGGCCCGCTTCCGGAAGGACGCTCTCGACGTCGCGCTCGAGTGGCTCCGGACGACTCACGAAGCCTGGCGCGCGATGCTCGCGGAGTGGGAAGCGCGGGCGCCGAAGGCGCACCCATGAGCGACCCGTTCGACCCGTCGCCGGCGCGCCGCGGGTTCGACCTCCTCGTCGCGCTCCACCCGCACCTCGACGTCGTGAAGGTCGAGTGGGGCGATCCCGACCAGGAGGAGGTTTGGGGCGACGATGCCGTCTGGACGCCGTGGGTTCTCGTGCACCTCGGGCAGCGCGGGGAGCAGCAGTCCTCGATCCAGCGGGAGCGGTGGGCGATCTGGCCGTTCGCGATCTGGAAGCTCACCGGCGCCGTCCACTCGATCGACACGAACGGCGCGGTCAGCGACGACCCGCTCATTGAGCCCGAGCCGGACGACGACCGGGACGGAGCCCGAATGTGGGATCGGGGAGCGATCGCCGGGCTCGGGGTCGCGATGAAGGCGCTCGTCAACCGCGCCGGCGGGCGCGTCACGGTCACCGGGGAGGAGCTCGAGGAGGCCGCGACCCGCCGCGCGAAGGTGAGCTACGACGAGCAGGCGATGACCGTCGAGCTCGTCGCCGGGCGTCCGCCGGACGTTCCGCGATGGGCGGCGGATGCCTGACTACCACTACCACGCGAACCACATCTCCGCGCCGGCCCGCGGCTCGAAGCGGGCGGCGCTCAAGGACGCGCGTGACCTCCACGTCGGGCCAGACAACTTCGCGGAGCGCGTCGACGGCAGCGTCGTGACCGGCGAGCTGGTCCGGGAGCACGGCGTCGAGTTCCCGCTCATCGTCAGGTGCTACCGCGACTGCCGGATCGTCAAGTCCATGCCGTGAGAGTGCTCGTCTGCGGGTCGCGCGGCTGGAGCAACGCCGAAGCGATCCGCTGGAGGCTTGCCGGCCTGGCCGCTGGCTCCGTCGTCATCAGCGGCGGCGCCGCCGGCGCAGACACGCTCGCTGACCAGGCCGCGCGCGAGCTCGGGCTCGCCTCGATCGTCTACCGGGCGAACTGGAAGCGGGACGGCAAGCGCGCCGGCGTCCTCCGGAACCTCCTGATGCTCGACTCCGAACCCGCGCTCGTCATCGCGTTCTGGGACGGCACCTCGCCGGGCACCAAGCACACGATCGAGGAGGCCCGCAAGCGGGGCATCGAGCTCGAAATCTGGGGGCCCGGAGAGGAACGTTAGACCACCGTCTGTACGCTCACGGTCGATGCCCACCCGCATCGGCAAACAGTTCCGGTTCGAGGCCGCTCACCACCTCCCGGATCACGACGGGAAGTGCCGGCGCCCGCACGGCCACTCATACCGGGTCGAGGTGACGCTCGCCGGCGACCTCGAGGACGCCGGCCCGAAGAACGGGATGGTGCACGACTTCTCCGACGTCTCGCGGTTCTGGAAGCACGAGCTCGAGCCGCACCTCGACCACCAGGACCTCAACCTCACGCTCGCGGACGACTGCGACCCGCCGACCGCGGAGCTCATCGCGCGCTACCTCTACCGGCGGTTCATGGGCGAGCTCGGGGATGACGTCGAACGCGTCCGAGTCTGGGAGACGGAAAGCTCGTGGGCGGAGTACCCGGCATGAGCGCGGTCGCGAAGAAGTCGAAGCTCCTGCCCGTCGTTGAAGTGTTCGGCCCGACGATCCAGGGCGAAGGATGGCTCGCCGGCGCGCCCACCTATTTCGTCCGGCTCGGGGGATGCGACTGGCGCTGTTCGTGGTGCGACTCCCTCCACGCGGTCCTGCCCGAGGAGGTGCGGAAGGCGGAGCGCCTGGCGGAGGAGGACATACTCATGCGCCTCAACCCCGACGACGCCGAGTGGGTCACCCTCTCCGGCGGCAACCCCGCGCTCCACGACCTCCGCCCGCTCGTCCACGACCTCCACCGATGGGGGATGAAGGTCGCCGTCGAGACGCAGGGATCGCGGTGGGCTCGCTGGTTCGAGGACGTCGACCACCTCACCGTCAGCCCGAAGCCTCCGAGCTCCGGGATGGCCGGCGAGGAGGAGCGCGTCCAGGTCGACGCGTTCATGAGCGAGCTCCGCGTCACCCACGAGCTCGCCGCGTCCCTCAAGATCGTCGTGTTCGACTACCCCGACCTCGAGTGGGCGCTCTGGGTCGCGGACCGCTTCCGGTGGCTCCCGTTCTACATCTCCTCCGGAACCCGGTCGCTCGAACAGGAGCCGCTCGAGGCAACCGCGGAGCGCTACCGACAGGTCTGCGAGTGGGTCGCGAAGGCGGGGACGACGGCGAGCCGCCGCGCCCGCGTCCTCCCGCAGCTACACGTCATCGCATGGGGCCATTCACGCGGCGTATGAGCACCCTCGCGCCGATGCTGACGGAGAGCTCGCTCGCCGCCCTAGAGGACGCCTACCGGGTGATCCTCGCCGCGGCGCTCCACGGCCACGAGGACTACGACGGGATCGCGTCGACGCCGCAGCGCGCCGCGCTCGCGCTCCTGGAGCTCACCGCCGGCTACGACGTCTCGATCCCGGAGCTCTTCACGACGTTCGAGCGCGACGGCTACGACGAGATGATCGTGGAGCGAGGCATCCCGTTCACCTCCCTCTGCGAGCACCACCTCCTCCCGTTCACCGGCACCGTCGCGGTCGCCTACGTCCCCGCCGATCGGATCGTCGGGCTCTCAAAGCTCGCGCGGCTCGTGGACGCCTACGCCCGCCGTCTCCAGGTACAGGAGCGGATGACCGTCCAGATCGCCGGCGCGATCACCGAGCACCTCCACCCGATCGGAGTCGCGGTCGTCGCGGAGGCCTCGCACTCCTGCATGGCCTGTCGCGGCGCCCGGGTCAGCGGCGTCACCGCGGTCACCTCCGCGCTGTTCGGGTCGCTCCGCTACGACCCCGCCGCGCGCGCGGAGACGCTCGCCCTGATGGGCATCCGGTGAACGCCGCCGGCGTCGTCTCCGAGGTCAAGCAGGTCCCGATCGCGGAGCTCGTCCCGTGGGACCGCAACCCGCGGAGCATCACGAACGCCGCGCTCGCCGCGCTCGTCCGCTCCCTCGAGGCGGACCCGTCGATGATGCAGGCGCGCCCCGTGATCGCCCTGCTCGACGGGCGCGTGATCGCCGGCAACCAGCGGCTCCGTGCCGCCGCGCAACTCGGGTGGACGACCGTCCCCGCGGTCTACGTCGACCTGGACGAGCAGCGCGCGACGACCTGGGCGCTCCGGGACAACAACCCCTACGGCGACTGGGAGGAGGAGAGCCTCGCCACGCTCCTCGCGGAGCTCGCCGCGGACGACGAGGCGCTCCTGGCGCTCACCGGGTTCTCAGATGACGACCTCCAGGCGCTCCTCCACGCCGGCGACGGAGACGGCATCACCGACCGCGGCACGATCCTCGAGCTCGCGGACGTCTCGATCGGGGACCCGACCCACCGCCCGGAGAAGGGAGAGCTCTGGAACGTCGGGCCCCACGTCCTCGTCATCGCCGGCGTCTACGACGGGTGGCCGGCCTGGGCGCCGCTCCTCCAGGAAGGCGACCTCCTCGTGCCCTACCCGACCCCGACGCTCCCGCTCACCGAGCGCGCAGACGTGAACCGGCTCGTCCTCGTCCAGCCTGACCCGTGGCTCGCCGGCCACCTCCTCGACAAGTACGCCGCCGTCCGAGGGGCCGAGACGATCGCCCGGCGATGACCACGCCGAGGCGGAAGGCGACCGGCGGCGGCAGGTTCGACCCCGACGAGGACCTCATCTACTTCCTCGCGGGGCACAACATCGCGGAAATCGCGGAGACGCACATCTGGAACCTCGTCGCCGTCGACCAACTCACGAGCGGGCCCGGGACCGACTTCCACACGACGCAGGGCCGCGACCTGACCGAGCTCGAGGTGCGCCTGAACGCCGGCAACCTCGTGCTCCTCGACTCCGGCATCTTCGGGCTCGCGCAGCGTCACCGGCAGAAGCATCCCGATATGGCGCTCCACGACGTCCTCTCCCTGCCGCCCGAAGCGATCGAAGGGTTCGACTGGCTCTGGGACACCTACGTCACGATCGCGCGCCGGTTCGAGTCCGACCTCTGGGGCTACATCGAGCTCGACCAGGGAGGCCCGGAGAACAAGCGGCGGATGCGCCGGCGCCTGGAGAAGCTCGGGCTCAGACCGATGCCCGTCTACCACCCGATCAACGACGGGTGGGACTACTTCGATGAGCTCGCGCGGGAGTACGACCGGATCGCGGTCGGCAACGTCGTCCACGCGAACCTCAACCAGCGCCGCCACCTCTGCGCGACCCTCTGGGAACGCCGCCGGCGCTACCCGCACCTCTGGATTCACCTCCTCGGGTTCACGCTCAACGAGGTTGTCACCGTCTACCCGACGTCCTCCTGCGACTCGAGCTCCTGGGTCTACGCGATCCGGTACGGCGCCCAGAACTCACCCGGAGCTCATGCGATGGGGGACGCGTTCGGCAAGTTCACGACCGGGCTCAGCTACGACCCCGACCTCGACCGGCTCGCGCCAGGCGGGCAACGCCGCGGCGTCCACTTCCTCGCCTCCGAAGCGTTCTTCATGCAACGGACGATGCGGGAGCAGCTAGTCGACGTCCGCCGGCTCTTCGGCGCCGACGCCCTGCTGCCGGCACCCGACCCACGAGAAGGAGTCCGCACATGATCCGCACGATCAGCGTCGGCCCGATCCCGATCTTCTTCACGAACGTCAACCGCCCGATGGGGCTCCGCGCCCACTCCCACTCCGGCGCGGTCACCGTCGTCTACGAGACGACCGGGCGGCACGGCTACCCGAGCTTCGCCACGACCAACGACGCGCTCGAGGCGCGCGTCCTGGAGCTCACGCGGGAAGTGTTCAAGGACGCGACCAACGAGGACGTGCTCGACCGGCTCTGGGAGCACCTCGACGGGTTCGTCGCGCCCGAGTGGGAGGAGTGGGGCGGGGACTACCACCTCCACGCCCTGCACCTGGACGTCGTCGGCGTCCACGACGACATAGGGCACGACGACTCCACCACCCGGTACTCGATCAGCCACGACGAGGCGCCGGCGCGTGAGGGCCCTGTTACGGATTCTTGAACACTGCATGAGGCCTGCCTAATCCTCCGGAGCCACCCTTGAAGAAGTGAACCAACCGATCAAGGAGGCGACCGAAGTGACCAGTTCAGAAGCAATCGTGAAGGTGCTCACCGGCTCACGCAAGACGTGGACGGCAGTCGAAATCACCGAGGCGGGGCTCCCGCTGACGACCGGGCTCGGCGGCAAGGACCCGAGGCACACCTTCTACATGAACCTCTACAAGGAGGCGAAGCGCCCCGACGGGCTCGTCATCCGGTACGAGAAGGACGGCAAGACGCTCTTCAAGCTCAACCCGAAGCGCCGCGAGGTCAAGCCGCGTGGAGCGAAGCCGGCGGCGCCGGCGAAGGCGACCCCGCGCAAGCGCGGCGGGAAGGTCAAGTCGGACGAGCAGGTCGCGGCGGAGGTCGGCGCGGAGGTCGCGTCGGCGCTCCTCGGCAAGCCCGCGAAGAAGGCGACCCCGCGTAAGCGCGGTGCCGCCCGGACGCCGGCGCAGGTCGAGGCCGCGAAGGACGCCGCGAGCGAGCTCCTGGAGCGCGCCGCGGAGGCGGACACACCGGAGCAGGCCGCGACCCTCGAGGCCGCTGCCGCGAAGATCGAGGCTCAGGCCTTCGGGGAGGACGCTTGATGGCGCTCCTCGCAGGCCAGCCCAACGTCGGGGACGGGATCACCGTCTGCGGGTGGAGCGACCGTCAGGCCTACACCGTCGAGGCCCTCATCGGCTCGACCGCGTTCGTCGCCCGACGGGACAAGGCGACCCGCACGAACCAGGCGGACGACGTCGTGATCCCGGGCGGGTTCGCCGCTCACGTCCAGCACCCCAAGGGCCAGCAGTGGAGCTACGAGGCCGACCCCGACGGCGCGACCATCAAGGTCACCCGCCGCAAGGACGGCTACTGGAAGCCCGTCGGGAGCGACACCCGGCCCGTCCACCACGGACGTTACGAGCACTACGACTACAACTTCTGAGCCGCGTACTGCGGGGGCCCGACCGAGAGGCCGGGCGCCCCGGAGCACACGCTCCGCGATCCAAACTCAACTAGGAGGCGACCCATGCACCAAGCAATCCTCACCGCCGCGAGCAACGGCTCGGGCGGAGCAGCGACAGGACTCTTCATCTGGGCGGCGATCTACGTCGGCGCCGTCATCGCTGCCGTCAAGATCGGCAACCGTAAGAACCGGAACGGGTGGCCCTACGGCCTACTCCTCGGCTGGCTCGGCGTCATCATCCTGGCGCTCCGCTCCACGGAGGGCGCGCCGGCGCCGGCCCCCGTCAACCCCGAGCTCATGGACGCGCTCCGCGAGCTCCAGGAGCGGCGCGCAGCTGACGTGCCGGCGGAGCAGCGGGCATGAGGCTCACGATCCTGACCGCGCTCGCGGTCATCACCCTCGCCGTCGCCGGCGCCGCGCAAGCGACGAACGTCTGGCCCACCTCGTTCACCCGGGCCCAGGTGGCCGGGTGCATGAAGGTCCAGACCCACGGCACGAACAACAGCCCCGTCACCTGCGGGCGGTACGTTCGCCAGCTACAGGAGCGGCTTACCTACGCCCAGGCCCTCCGGCTCGAGCGCGCGCTCGACAACGGCACGGTCCCGCCGGCGAACCTGCTGGCGAAGCTCAACGCGGCGATCGCCGCCACGAAGCGCGGGCAGTGATGAGCAAGCTCCAGGACTGGCTCAACCGGCCCGCCCGGAAGCCACCGACCCGGGAGGAGGTGCTCGCCGCGTTCCCCGAGCTCGCGCGCAAGCACGGCATCAACGTCCCGCCGCCCGAGGCCTGGTCAACCGACGTGAAGCCGAAGAACCGCGACGGCTCAGAGCTCGAGCTCGACAACCCGAACTGAGCCCCGCCACGAGGAAGCCGCCCCTTACTCCGGGCGGCTTCGCTCTCTTCGGTGCCGGAAGCGCTGACAGCGCGTGTGCCGTCCGCGGGCTCGCTCCCCTATTCCTCGTCCCACCCGAGCTCTCGCTCCTCGCTGTAGTGGAGCGCAGCGCGCTCGAGCTCCGCGTCGTAGTCGATGCCCACCGCGCGGCAGTAGTGGCCGAGGTCGCAGATCAGGTCACCCACCATCGTCACCGCGTCCGTCTCCACGGTCACCCGCTCCCCGTCCAGGCCGGCGTCGACGTCCGGCGCGCCGAGCTCCTCGGGCGTCCGCCGGTTGTAGGTGAGCTCCGTGAACGCGGCGATCGCTTCCCGCGCCGCCTTCGCCCGATCCGTGTTCGTCATCGCTCCTCCTTCTCCGGGTGGTACCGATCGACCGCCTCCGCGACGATCGCGCGCAAGCGCTCCGCCGCCTCCCTGCCCGCCTTGCCGAGGAGCTCGAGCTCGCCGGCGGAGACGAGGTGGCTCTCCCGCCACTCGAGGAACTCCTCCCGGTCGCTCAGGTCCGCGCGCCCGAAGTCGACGTCGTGGATCACGACCTCGGGCCCGAACCGGATGAACTCGTTGGAGAAGTCCGGGTCGCGCAGGACGATGATGATCGGCACCTCGCCGGCGCTCATGCGACCTCGATCCCGACCGCGACCGCGGACTCGATCAGGGAGTCCGGGTACGCGCTCCGGTCGTACTCACCATCCGCGACCCGGATGAACCTGACCGTCCCGCCCCATCCCGACTCCAGGTCGGGCCCGACGAGGATCGCCTCGACCGGCTCAGCCTCCCCCTCGAGGATCAGCGTGACCGCGTAGTTCGGGAGCAGCCCGACCACGTTCCAGAACGCGTCCGTCGACGCCTCGCCCGGGAACGAGAGCCACGGCGCCGCCGGCCCCTCGTCCTTCCCCGGGTTCGGCTCCACCGTCAGGTCGTCCAGGAGCTCAGTCGTCGCCGCCGTCCGCCACCGGACAACCGCGAGGCCCTCGTCCTCGTCAAGGCTCTCGACGTCCCCGAGGATCGCGGACGACCCCTCGCAGTAGACGACGTCTCCGACCTTCACGACGGCACCTCCATCAGGAGCGGGCGCTGCCCGAGGCTCTTCACGCTCCGCGGGTAGGGGAGCGCCTCGACCCGGACGTCGACGCCGTGGCGGTCGGAGAGCCACCGCTGGAACGTCGCGCGCGCCGCCGCCGGGTTCTGGGCGACGACGACGATCGAGTACGCCTTGAACCGACACGCGTAGAGCCAGGCGTCAACGATCACGGCGCACCTCCTCCGCCGGCGCATCCGCCGGCACGAGCCACTCGTGGATCGGGCAGGTGTCGCCGGAGTGGTCGTAGAGCGCCGGCGACCCGTCCTCGTTCCAGCCGTCCGCTACGCCCGAGCACTCCAGGCCGAGCTCGGCGCCGATCCGCGTCTCCGCGTCGATCAGCAGGTAGCGGTGGGGCGTGAGCGCCATGAGCTCATCAAGTAGCTGGAGCCGGCGCAGCGCGAGCCCGAGGTTCGACTCCGCCGCGCTCACGACGGGAACCCTTCCGGGAGCTCGCCGTCGTTCGCCGGGATCGCCCGCTCGACGTCGTCAACGAGCCGGCCAAACGGGTCGTAGTCGTAGGCGGCGTCCATCCCCTCCTCCGCCTGTTCCGGGGAGTAGCCGCGGGCGATCAGCGTCCCGTAGACCAGTTGCGCGACCGGGTCGCCCGGGTAGAGGAGCTCCGCCCGCGCGTCGACGCCGGGCTCGACCGCGTCCACTGCCTCGTCAAGCAGGTCGAGCGCCCGGTCGATCGCGTCGGACGCGTCACGGTAGGCGTCCGCGTCGTCGCCCTCCGCGTCGGTCGCCGCGTAGACGTCCGAGCGTTCGGCCAGGTGCCGCCCGAGGATCGTCAACGTCCGCGCCGCTGTCGCCCGCGTCTCCGTCGACGGGTTCAGCGCCTCGATGATCGCGTCCAGCCGGGCCACCGCGTAGTCCACCGCGTCCCGCGCGGAGTGCGGGAACCCGAGCGCCTCCGGATCGGTCAGGGCTGTCCTCGCCTCCGACGCCCAGGTGTCGAGCATCGTCGTCACCTTGCCGGGCTCACCGAATCGCCGGCTCGCGCGCCGCGCGGTCATTCGTCTCCACCTCCCACGCGCGCGGTGAGCTCAGAGGCCCACGAGCTCAGGACGCCGGCGTCAAGCCGGCCCAGGTCGTAGTTCAAGAACGTGCCGAACGCGCCCAGGACGTCGATCATCGCGTCCGAGGCGAGCGCGTCCGATGCCCAGTCGATCGGGCCGTCGACGTACGCCTGGAGCCCGTCCGCCAGCGCAAGGATCGCCGTCTCCGCTGGCTGGCCGAACCGGCCATCAAGGTAGTCCCCCACCGCCGCCAGGTGACCGCGCCTCCAGGGCGCATCAACCGACGTTGAAGGGAAGTTCTCGCTCGGCCTGGGTAGCAGCCGAAGCGCCGGATACTCGTCACTCAAGGTCGCCTCCATTCGTTGACAGGTACGTGGCAAATGGTACTTCCGGCCCCCCTGAGTACAGTTGTGATCGTGGACCGCGGGAGGCGCGCGACAACCATGCGGCAGGCAGGCTACGAGGACGGGCTCGACGGCAGGCCGGCGGCGTTCCTCGAGCTCGACTACCAGCGCGGATGGCGCCGAGGCGTCAGCCAACGACCGGGAGGGATCATGGCGAAGAGAGGGACAGCGAACTTCGGCGGCAAGAAGGCCCCGCCGTTCAAGAAGAAGGGCGCCGCACCGAAGGCGCCGGCGAAGCGCGCCGCCGCACCGAAGGCGCCGGCGAAGCGCGGCAAGGGGAAGTGAGCTCCTGAGCGTCGACGCGATCCGGTTACTCCACTCCCGGAGTGAGCTCGGCTACACCAACCGGGTCGCGCAGGCGCTTCCCGAGGAGCCCGAGGCCGTCAGCGAAGCCGAACAGCGCTCCCTCACCCGGCAGGTGCACCGCGCGAAGGTCGCGCGCGACCAGCAGGCGATCCGCTCGTTCGCCGCCGGCGTCGAGCTCGAGCTCCGCGCGCTCGAGGACGCCCACCTCGAACCCAACCTCGCCGGCGACATACGCGCGATCCGCCGCGTCGTAGATCGGATGAGGGGCAAGCTCGAAGGGTAGGGAGTAGGCTTCGGTTCGAGCCCGAGACGGTTCCGCCCCATATCCGCGGACACGCACGTTGCTGTAGTCGACGTACGCCCTCGGGCCGATCGAGAAGGAGGCCCAGATGGCTCTCACCGCGAAGCAGCGCAAGAAGCTCCCGAGCTCGGCGTTCGTCTACCCGAGCGTCCGGAAGTACCCGGTCCCCACGAAGGCGCAGGCGCGCAAGGCCGGCATCAGCGAGAAGCAGCGCATCCGGATTCACCGCGCCGCCAAGTCCTACGCCGCCCGCAAGTCAACGATGGGAACGCCGGCGAAGGTCAACGCCGTCGTCCACCGCCGCGGCCCACTCAAGCCGAGCGGGAGGAAGCGCAAGTGACCGTCCCCGGCGCCAAGGTCAGCATCCGAGTCAGCGACGTCGCGCTCGTCGTGATCGCCGTGTTCGTCGCGCTCGCCTACTTCTACGGGTGGGGATGAGCACCGTCCACGTCTACCCCGTCAACGACGCGATCGAGCACAACCGGGAAGGCGACGACTGCATCTGCGGGCCCGACACCGAGTACGTCGAGAACGGCGGGAAGCTCATCGTCCACCACGCCCTCGACGGGCGCGAGTTCGCGGAACGCGGAGAGCCGCTCCCACAGGAGGCGGGTCAGTGACGCGCTTCGAGTGGGGCGCCAACGCATACGTCGACCACGAGGACTTCGATGACCGGAAGCCGAGCCCCGATCATCTGCGCCGTCTGGGGATGCGCCAACGCCGCCGTCTCAAGGGATGGACGATGCGACTCGCATCGCCGGCGTGAAGGCGCGCGATGGCGCCAGCAGGCCAGGCGGGTCGTCGCTCGAGCGCATGGAGTCTGCGAGCTCTGCGGCAGGCGAAGCGCCAGGCTCTCGGCACACCACGTCCGCCCGCTCATCCTCGGCGGTGCGGAGCAGGTGACCGACGACGAGCTCCTCGCTGCCTGCCCCACATGCCAGAGAGGCGAGCAACCAGGGTGACCGAGTAGGGCATGAGCGGCAAGCCCGGGCTCGTCCAGGTAGGCCAGCGCGAAGGCGCCGTCCCACTGCGGTACGCGGCCATCTGGCTCCTGCTGATGCTGGGGCTCTGGGCGGTCGTGGGTGTGGTGCTCTACGTCGTCGTGACTACCATCGCCTGACCTAAGCCGGCCCTGAGCCCATCAAGGCAACGCCGCCGGCTTTGCCGCCGCAGGCAACGCGCGCGGGTACGGGGTGGGACCCGATCGCGCTCGAAGTGCCGTGGGAGCTAGTGCTCCGCGAGAAAGGGCCGGAAAACACGTGACCACGGAAATAGTTGT